TTACTATCTTAATGTTGATGAAATGATATTCAAGTATAATTAATTTCGTGTAAAAAAATTATATAAAAGTATATTATAATCATGAACTTTCAAAAGACATTCGCATCCTTATGTAAACCAGCTGCATTATATTTCGTGTTATCTCTTTTTGCCTTACTACTTGTTGTTATCCAGAATATGAACAATACACATACTTTATGTGTGGGGAATTTTTCTTGTTCGGTTCCTAGTACTACTTTGGTATTCCTTCTCAATCTATTTTATATTATGTTCTGGACATGGATCCTCCAATTGATATGTAAAGCAGGTTGGAACTGGGTGTCATGGGTGTTGGTGCTTCTACCATTTGTAGCGGCATTTACTGTTATCCTACTAACGATGAACCAAATGTAAGTATATTCATTCAATGAATTTATTTAGAAAGTAGAGAGATTTTTTTATAATGGTTTACGCCAAACCTATTTAATTACGAATAATATAAATATAATTATTCATAATATAGTATAATGGAAGACAAAATATTGAATACCGTATCCTGGAAAATCATTAATAAATATTTTGACGATAATAAATTAGCTTTAGTCAATCATCATATTGAGTCTTACAATGATTTTTTTGATACTGGTATAAAGCAAATATTCATAGAGACGAACCCGATTAAAATTAGAAAAAACTATGACAACAAATTAGATGATTTCAGATACAAGCTGGATATTTTTATGGGAGGAAAAGAAGGAGACAAAATATACTACGGACAACCAGTTATTTTCGAAAAAAACAAACATTATATGTACCCAAACGAAGCAAGATTAAAAAATATGACTTATGCAACTACAGTACATTATGATGTCGATGTTATATGTACCACCATTAACAAAGTTACACACGAAGAAGAAACTCAAGAAAAAACGTTTCAAAAAATATTCCTAGGTCGTTTCCCAATTTTGTTGCATTCTAAATTATGCATATTGAATAGCGTTCCTTCGAGTATAGCATTTCAAATGGGAGAATGTAAAAATGATAAAGGTGGTTATTTTATCATTGATGGGAAAGAAAAGTGCTTCATTCCACAGGAAAAGTTTGCAGACAATATGTTGTATATAAAAGCGAATGAAAAAGATGATATATACAGCCACAGTGCAATCATAAGAACAGTTTCTGAGGATGTTTCAAAACCGGAACGAACCCTGAAACTCCATATAGTTCGAGAAACGGATTCTCAGTTCAGTAAACAGATAGTAGTTGATGTTCCCAATGTTAAAAAACCGGTTCCTCTCTTCATTTTAATGCGAGCCCTGGGTGTTTTATCAGATAAATCTATTATTGAATACTGTTTGTTGAATTTGGAAGAAAATCAAAAATATCTAGATCTATTCGCACCATCTGTTCATGACGCATCAATCGTCTTTACGCAAGAAGCAGCTATTCAATATATCAAAACATTTACAAAACAAGAGACTGTACATCAAGTTTTCGAGATTCTAGTGAATTATTTATTACCAAATGTAGGCGAAGACAATTTTCTACACAAAGCATATGCTATTGGTGATATGGTGTTCAAACTCCTAAAGACGTTTACTGGTGAGACACCAGAAATAGACAGAGATAATTTTAAATATAAACGTGTAGAATTATTAGGTCCCATGATGTATGATTTATTCAAAGAATACTATAAATTACAGCAAAGAGCCATTTATTTAAACATAGAAAAGGATGAAATTTATTATCACTATACAAATCCAGACGATGAAGAAGAAGTTACTCTTACCTGTGAGCAGACGATACAATTATTCGATGATAATTTAGTAACCTTCTTTAAGGATAGAAATGTAGAGGCCGGTTTCAAAAAAGCGTTCAAGGGAAGTTGGGGCGCTTCTTCTCACACCAAACGCGAAGGTGTTATCCAAGATTTGAATAGATTGTCATTCAACTCATATAAAGCTTTGTTGCGAAAACTTAATCTACCCCTTGATTCAAGCGCGAAAGTAGTTGGTCCTCGTTTATTGCATGGATCGCAGTGGGGATATATAGATCCTATCGATACACCAGACGGAGGAAATATAGGTACCCACAAGCATTTATCTATTATGACAAAAATTTCAAATAATTATTCCACAGAAAAAATGAAAAAATGGATGATGCATAATTTAGACCTTCAATTAATTGAATACAGTCATAAATCTTATTTACATGCTACAACGAAGGTCATTTTAAATGGAACATGGTTTGCGGTTACTGAAAATCCTATAGAGTTTGTAAAAACCACTAAGTATTATCGACGAATCAATCAGATACCGTATCATGTTTCAGTAACCTTTAATATCGCAGAAAATACTGTTTATGTATATACAGACAGTGGAAGATTACTTCGACCAATATTTTTCATAGAAGATAAGAAAATTAGTATTCAGGAAGCTAAAATGGTGGACAAACTTGTGAAGGATGATTTATCGTGGGAAGAGATCATAGGAGGTAAATTCATCGATGACACAAAACATCCTGGTCTTGTAGATTACATAGATCCGTCCGAAAGTAACGATGCATATATTTGTATGCATGCAGATAAACTAAAAGAAAAGAATAGTTTTACACACTTGGAAATTGAACCATCACTCATATTCGGAATACTAGGAAATCAAGTCATTTTTCCTGAACATAATCCACCTGCTAGAAATTTGTTTTCATGCGGTCAGACGAAACAAGCGGTTTCATTATATCACACAAATTTTCAGAATAGATTTGATAAAATGGGGGTAATTTTGAATTACGGACAAAATCCTTTGATCAAGAGTAAATATACTAATTTCATCAATAATAATGAGCATCCTCATGGCGAGAATACAATAGTTGCTATCATGTCTTTGAATGGATATAATGTAGAAGATGCCATTTTAGTGAATGAAGGTTCCGTGAAACGAGGACTATTTCGCACTACATATTTTACCACGTATGAAACTACCGAAGAAAGCTCAGAAGTATCTGGTAGTACAAGTGAAACGGTTATTAAAAATGTGAGCGATGATGTTGATGTTAGGTTAAAACCGGGTTATGACTATAATGATTTGGATGCCTTAGGTCTAATTAAAGAAAATACGCAACTTCATGACAAAAAAATTATGATTGGTAAAGCATCACAAGAAACAAATAGTGATGTTCGTTTTGATTCGTCTATTGGAACTAAAAAGGGACAATTAGGATTTGTAGATAAAACATTTATATCAGATAATGAGGAAGGATTTCGTGTTGCAAAAGTTCGCGTTCGCGAAGAACGTATCCCCAGTATAGGTGACAAAATGGCTAGTCGAGCTGGACAAAAAGGAACAATAGGTCTTATCATACCTGAATGTGATATGCCATTTACAGAAAATGGTTTGAAACCGGACTTAATTATTAATCCTCACGCTATTCCCTCAAGAATGACTATTGGTCAGTTGGTGGAAATGTTATTGGGCCGATTATGTGTGGAGCTGGGTAGTATGAGTGATTGCACAGCTTTTATGAATAGTGGCGGACAAGAGAAATTTTATGGTCAGGTTCTCTCTGATATAGGGTTTCATTCTGCGGGTAATGAAATCATGTATGACGGACTTACTGGTGAACAACTGAAGAGTTCTGTATTCATGGGACCAACTTATTACATGAGATTGAAACATATGGTGAAAGATAAAATTAATTATAGAGGTCTGGGTCCTCGTAATGTGTTAACTAGACAAACGGTTCAGGGACGAGCCAATGATGGTGGTCTAAGAATAGGTGAGATGGAACGTGATGGAATTATTGGCCATGGTATGAGTTCATTTTTGAAAGATTCTTTTACAATCCGTGGAGACAAATATTCTATTGCTGTCTGTAATCAAACTGGTTCATTGGCTATATACAACGTAAAAGAGCGGAGATTTTATAGCCCAATGTTGGATGGAAAATTAAAATTATCAGAACCTATTAGTGACAATTCAAGGATTGAAAGTATTAGTAAACATGGGTTTTCATTCAGTATCGTTGAAATTCCTTATTGTTTAAAATTATTGATTCACGAACTTCAGTCTATGAACATAGCCATCAAGTTGATTACTGATGATAACATTGACCAACTAAATACGATGAATTATTCGGTAGATGTCAATAAATACGATGAAGCTACACACAATCATAATATAGAATTAAAGTATATAAAACACGTAAGAGAGCTTCACGAAAAACAAGATGAAAACAATAAATTATTGAGAGACTTGAAGTACCGAGAGGAGGAAGACACAGAAGAAAAATATTCAATCGAAAGCCCCGAATATCATCCTATTACCCCGGGAGATACACCACAAGAAAGCCCCGAATATCATCCTATTACACCTGGAGATACACCACAAGAAAGCCCCGAATATCATCCTATTACACCGGGAGATACACCACCAAATCAAAGCGATGAATATTCAGGTATGGATAATATGGATGATATTATACAAGATGTATCTGAATATAAGAATGATACGAATAATAGTACAGAAGAAGAAAACACGAATGATGATAAAGAAGACAAAGAAGAAGATGACATCATCACAATACAAACCGATAAATTAGAAGACATAATTGAATCGTCCAAATTTGATTCAATACTTCAACCAAAGAAACTGGATGAAGACACTAGTGAAAAGAAGGAAGGTGACAGCGAAAATTCCGATAATGTGGAGAAAAAAATCATTATATAATAAAATTGAAATCAAAAATACAATTTAAATATTATTATATAGTAATAAGGATGAGTGGAGATTATGATACAGAAAATTTTACCACCTTGTATAGCGCACGAAAAAATATAATTGATATACTCGAAAAGCAAAATTGTGCAGTTGACGAGTACAGTGGGTTCAAAACAGGAGAATTACACTCGATGATCAAAAATTCTCAACTGGATATGCTTGTAGAAAATTCAAGACAAAAAGTGTATGTAAAATTCTTTGAAATCTGTGAAAAGAAGCCAAAACTGTTAAATAAACAAGTGATTAATGATATGATCGAGGACTTGTTTGTGTTAGAAAATATTTTGGAAACGAAAGATACTCTTATGATTATCACTAACGTAGATGCGAACGATACAGTAAAAAACCACATTCGTCATATATGGGAGGACCAAGGATTTTCAATTATCATAATTAATATTAAGTCATTGAGATTTAACATACTGGAACACAAATATGTTCCACCTCATATAATTTTAAGTGAGGAAGAAGATAAAGAGTTTAGAAGTAAATACAATGTGAAAAATGACAATTGCATTCCTGAAATATCTCGATTTGATCCGGTTGCACAAGTTATATGTATGAAACCAAATCAAATATGCAAAATTACTCGAGCAAGTAAGAATGCAATCGAAGCAGATTATTTTAGAATTTGTAAGAATAAATAGTTATTATAAAAACCGAGGGTATATGCATTTTTTATTTGAGAATCACATTTTTCCGGTGAATAAATAATGTTTCGTAATATTATAATGGGAGAAACCAGAGAAGCAGATGAGACCCCAGAAACAAATCAATTCATGGATGCTTACGAACAAAAAGAAAATGAAATTTTAGAAGAACGCCTCAAGTTATTCAAAGAATACGAAAATATTCAGAACTTAGATGGCAAAGAAGAATACTTAGAAATCGATATGAATAGATTCAAAATGTATTACTTAGGTTGGTCTATGGGTGTATTGGTGCTAGCCTTATTTTCTATTAAACTATTCAAATAATAAGTTTATTATATAATTAAAATATTCACAAATATATAATAATATGAACAACTCGCAAGCTTTAATGCAGAGTCTACAATTATTGAAGAAAAATAAAGAACATGTTGACAAATATGATAAAAATAGGTTACAGATTGATAGTTTGACAAAAGAGTTGGACAAATTGGCGATTGATTTTGTTAATGATTATCAATTGTACAATAAAACGAAGGACATTATTCAAGCAAAAATGACCTCTTTCTCAGAAGAACCAAACTATTCTAAACAAATTCTTGTGAATTCTCCTTCAGTTGGGACAAATTCCACTTTTTTAGGATGCTATAAAAACACAAATAGTATGGAATATACTGGAAGTATGAGTTTTGATAGGTGTCGAGAAAACGCATTTGATTTACAGAAGCCATTTTTCAGTGTTCAATCAGAAGATGGTAAAGATAATTGTTATATTGGAGATAATTTACAAAATGTAATCAAAGATGGCTTACAATATAATTTTATCCCCATGTGGCAGTCTCTAGATACAATAATTAAAGGAACTGGCGAAACGTATCAACTGAAAGTTCTTGACACAACTTTTGCCATTATTGATGAAAACCAAAATGTCATTTATAGTAATGACATTAACAGCGCTGGTAATGAATTAAAACTTGAAATTCAAAACAAGAAAAAAAAAGGAACAGAGGCGAAAAAAACAAGTTCGAAAGGTAAATCAAGGATCACTGTTGGATCATCTAAATCAAAAACAAAAATTATCCCGTTATTAGATAAAAACGTTACAGTTAGTTCAAAACCAGTTAATTCACAAAATCGCGGTTGGTCAGATCGTTTTGAAGCAAAAATAATAGGCGACAATCTACATGTTACACGCGTCGATGCACCACAAGGATGGGGACAGAATTTAATACTAGAGAGTAAACAAAAAGAAAGCGGTGAAGCAACCGAGGACGAATCAAAATCAAACACTTTACTAATTATTAGCAATGATGGTAATTTAATTCTTAAAAAAGGAGAAGACATATTATGGACTGCCAATCGTAATGATACAAATTCAATAGTTGTGGATGAATGGATACCTGTAAACAATCCCACAAATAAATATAAGCGCGCTTATATGAGAACTGGTGAATTTCTCGATCCTCAAGAAAGCATATCGTCACAAAATGGCATGTATAAGATGGAATTTGCTAATGGTGCCTTGCGCCTACTAGCAGCAACCCGTTCATGTGTAGACAATAATCAAATAGGAAATAAAGAGTCTGTTGGATTACACATGATAAACAATTCCAATTATGATGTGAGAAAGGGTAATAGTTCAAGCGGAGCAGGGGAAACACAGTTTAACATTAGTAAAGGTGATTGCATGAATGAGTGCGATAAGGATGACAAATGCCTCGGTGCAGAATACAAAATGGACAAAACAAGCACATGTATATTAAAAAGTGACATAGGAACCATATACGAGGATGAAAAAAGTAGTTTGCTATTAAAAAATGATGAAAATATGCTCGATGACAGTATTTATCTGGGAAAAATAGGATATATTGATGAAAATGACACATTGCATGAATATCCAAAATCTATGATAAAATATACTGATGAGATGTACAATTCCTATGAAAATACAACAAGTGGCGGGAAAACCATACAGACGATGAATGGGAATGTAGAACAAGCGATATTAGCTTGTAACAAATTGTCTATATGTGGCGGATTCACACATAATATAGAGACGAACACGATTGAATTAAAAGACAACACTATATATCCAGCATCGCAGAAGAAATTCGAAAATTCCACAAGTCTATATACGCGAGGGTTTATTTTAAATAATCATAATAGTTGCGACAAAACATATGAAATTGTAAAGACTGATTTTTGGAAAAATTACGATGTACTAAACAAGATAACGATGGTTAATGAAAAGACACATAAATGTGGTGTGGCAAATTTGATAGACGTCGATCTAGCAGAATTGAAACGGATCTATGAAAGATTGAATACACATACTGCATCTGTGGAGCGTATATTCCAATCATTAAACAAACTCAACGTCAATGTTGATCATAACGTAAATAATATTCAAAAAGAAATGAAGCAGTCACTCGGAGAAGTGCGTACTTCCACCTCCAAAATGGAAGATAAAAATAAATCCATTAAAAAAGAAGGATTTACAGGGTTTGACCATATAAGCATGGAATGTAATTCGGTAAATACACTTACAAAGCGAATTGATACAACTGCACTATCCCTTTCAATTGCATTTTTGTTGATCGGTGGGCTCTTTTTATATTCAAGAAAATGAATGAGGTAATTATTTCTTGACGAACATTTTGGACGCAACCTTTGCTATAATTTTATCGTCCTCACGCGGAATTTTTAAGACCTCATTCACCGTTTTGACACATTCATCGGGATTATCACTCATAGCGGGAAGAGTTTCTATACTCTTCTTAGTGATTCTGTCCAGTGCGTGGCGTAATTTAGGTCGCCCAATTGCTTCAATTTCCCACTTGTCCTCGTCTTTTATATAAATAGTCTCTTTTTTCACATCACTGCAGTGCATAGGTCGTTTAAATAAATCGATGTTATTCAATTTATTTATCAATATATTAGCCATACCATTAGTTTGTCCTTGTGAAGTGAAATTTTCCATATCTTCTAAACTTAATTGAATGGATTCAATAAACTCAGACATATTCATAGCGTCTTTGCATTCTTCGTTCAAGAACATTTGAATATTAAAATAATTGGTTGTGTTGTTAACAGTATTGTTCGTAGTTGTTGGTTGAATCTTTTGAATAATTTCAATCATCATATCTTTATTATCTCTCATGATGGATTTGATAACTTTATCCATATCAGTTACATCCATCAGTTTTGTATCATTCACAAATTCAGTATCTTCAGGAATATACGTACATTTTTTCTTGTGTTTGCTCAAGCCAGAAGAATACTTATATTTGTTCCCACACAAGCACATATATGATGTGGCATTTTTTGGCACGAAATCGTTATCCATCGTTATCCTTTTATGTTTTGCTGTGGATAAGTGAATTGTATAATTACTTTTTTTACTGCATTCAAAGTTGCAGTTTTTACAATAATATTTTTCGGCATTTTTCGGCACGAAATCGTTATCCATTGTTATCCTATATTGGATAACGAAAAAAATGCCTAAATCTTATCCGAAATAAATTATAAAAAAGTTATGCTAACAAAATAAATACTTACAAATCAAAATGAGAGCATTATGCTCACAACCACTTTTTTTGATTTTTTTTGAAATTCTATTTTTCTGAAAATGAAAAAAACAGGTGGTTTTATCGTAAATTGTCAATGAAGAATTATTTTAAAAAAAAAAAAAAAAGTAAAATATCTTTGATCGTGAATACCTTTTTATAATATGCAAAGTGTATGGGTTGTCAACAAAAAAAACATCCAATATATTTGTTACCATATCCACAGTCCAATCATTTTTTTTCTATATTGTATATATGTCTAACATCAAAATTTATACAAGAGTTCGTGCTCACGAAACAGAATTACAAGAAGAGACCATATTTGATAACTTCTCGTGAGCATAATATACAATTAATGCTGGAAAAGCGCACAATAACGAATGAGGTCAAAATACAAGCAAAAAATTACATGTTTGATAAAGTATTTGACACAGACTATAAAAATGCAGCGATCTATAACGAAATGGGATTTATGCTGGTAAGTAATTTATTAAAGCAGCAAAATTCGGTATTATATGTTTATGGACAAACAGGAAGTGGTAAAACATACAGTCTTTTTGGAGACGAAAATAACATGGGTTTATTGGAAATGTTGCTACTGGATTTGTCCAGATCATGTTCAGATATTGTCTATAATGGTGTTCAAATATATAACAATAAATGTTATGATATATTTACTAAAAAGGAACTTAAAGAATGTGAACAATCAGATGGTTCGATTGAATTCTTGAATATAGAAAGTTTTCATTTACATAAATTCAACGACAATACAACGCGCGACGATATCATTCATAATGTTGGAAATGTCATAGATAATATAAAAAGTGCAAGATATGTTGGTGTATCTAGTTCAAATAAAACATCTAGTCGCTCACATTTATTATTTCAAGTAAAATGTGGAAATAATTATATTAAGATAGTTGATTTAGCAGGTTCCGAACGAGCATGTAGAAGTAAGCATAACGAGGAGCATAACTTTAGAGAGAATGCAAACATTAATCTAGGTATACTGGCGATTAAGGAATGTATTCGCAGTTCTACGTGTCACTCAAAGAAAGTTCCCTATCGCAATAGCAAAATTACAAAAATTTTGAAAGAGACATTTTGCACATCTGTAAATACCTTTGTATTAGCAACTATGTCCCCTTTGAAAGAAGACATTGTTGATACCAAAGATACATTGAAATATATTAGTGAATTCAAAAAAGTTAAGAATAGATCACCAACATTGAAGCCAATTGGTCAAAAAGGTAAATTAGCTATCAATAAATGCAATATGAAATTGAATAATGCATTAGATAAACAGCAATTTGAGCAAACTAAAATATTAAAACTGATCGAGGACAATATATCTTCCCTGAGAGATCTACACGCAGATATCAAAAAAGTATAACAAGTTGATAAATATTTATTTATAGTCGTGATAATAAATATTTCATTATATATAATATGGAAAGTGATTCATCTTTAGAAAGAAAGTTATCCACATTAATAACAGCTATTAAAACTTCTCAAACCTCTGAAAAGGAAGTCATAGATATGTTACAAAGTAATACGAATATAAACGAGTATGATATCGAAACCTATCTGGATAATATTGATTCATATACTGAGCAACGTCAAGAAAATATGAAGAAGATATACGATCTCACCTTGTCTTTGGAATCGGTGAAGTCAGTAGAAACTGCAAAATCGTTAGAACTCTCACAAAACATGACACAAGCACAAATAGAAGACTACCAAAAACAAGCACAATTGTTATCAATCAACGAGCAAAGATTGACTGAGTTAAAGCAAAAACTGGAAATTTTCAATACGCAAAAAAAAAACAAATCGCGTAGCATACTAATAAAAGATTACTATAGAAAATACTATCGTGCTTGGAGCGGTTATATGGGTTTATTTTTCTGCATTTTGCTCGTCAACATTATCATCAGCTATGTTGTTCATAAACAATTTGTCCCATCCTGGATTTTAGCATTTGTCATACCCATATCTATTTTTGTGCTAGTCTTATTCTCCTCTGATCTACGTAAACGCAATAGTCATATTTTTGATGAATATGATTGGGATTTTGATCCAAACAAGGTAAAATTAGATAAGTATGATAGTGTAGGGAGTGCTGAACCTGTTGCTGCATCAGAAGAGGAAGTATCTGCAAGCAAGTGTGCTGCAGTAGCCGCGTCTATCAAAGAAAGCGGTGGAACTATTCAGTGTCAAGAAGGTAAAGTGTATGATGAAACGTTATTTAAGTGTATAGACAAACCAAAAACCGATGAGAAAGATGATGAAGGTGACGTGGAAGGTTATACAAATTATACAGAATATCAGAGTGTACGCGTTGAATAAATTAAAACAACTGAGTAGTTTAATTTTATATAGATATATGAAATTAAATGTATATTAAATGTAATTATATTAAACTTCGACAGAGCGGTAATGTAACAGAAGGATATCATAAAATTCTCCTTCATACTTTTCTCTAAAATGAAGATGATCCGTTCCAGAAAAGATGATAAATCCACCCATGTTACTATCTAAAGAGACACATTCATCTTTATCTGGATTGTAACCAGACCGCCCCTTATATTTGACTGGCTGTTTCACTTTGTGTAAGTATATGGGCCAATCTACATCTTTATTCACTAGAAACGAGACTGTGAATTCACAGTCTTCACGATCGGTATGGGCAGGCAAGTCACTGTCTTTTATGTATGATGATAAGTAAGTGTAAGTAGGCATCAACTTCTTGGACGTAATTTTTTCGATAAGTGGTAATATCTCATAGTGTAAGAAACGGGACATTGGTTCATTGTGAGCTTTGAACCTTTTCGACTGTCTATCTCCAAGAGTGAATACTTTATTATCGTGTATTGTCTTTCTATAATATGATTTCATCAAATTCAACATGTCATCATGAACAACATTGTCAACATACACGCCTGTGAATTCATCAAAGACATATTCTTTTGATAAGTTCTCATGATTGAGACCCTTATTTTGTTCGAGAAGTTCATGATATTGTAGCATGCAACTTTTAAAATACTCAAAATCACCCTTGAAGCCATATTTGAAGCTCTTATATCCACTCCAATTTCTTGTGATTTTATTTTCTTTGAAAGAGGAAAGAATATACTTATATGTGTCTAAATAATTTTCAGACGGTTTGGATGATGTAGATTGTTCACTTGGGTGTACTTGATTTAATAATTTCAAGTCAAAAAGAGGATTTTTATTTCCATGATTATCTCTTTCTCGCATATACAAATTACACAAGTATCCGGTGGTCTTTCCTGCATTTTCTACACGATGTGACATACTCTTATCGAATTGGTTAGTATTTTCAGTGTTATTGTAACATAATATAGACCCCTTATTCATGATTATTTTATAATTATGTTTGTCGAAGTCATAATGAATGGTTTCACCAAGACAAATGGTAATTGTTCGAACCCGCTGTCCCAATTTTTCGATATATTGTCTACCTTTTTCTGTAGTTACATCATATGCATCGTTAAAAGGACCATGCTTTTGTCCTGCTTTATATTTTATTACATTCATATTTTCCAAGTAAGAAGGTGATACATTACATACAGATGCTAATTTCAATATTATAGAAGGAAATTCTGCTTTCTTTAACCATGCACTTTGATATTTGGTCTCGGAAAATGTACAACCATCGATTAGCTGGTTGCATTCTTCTTTGGATAAGACATTGTCATGTTTACAAATATACTTTGATTTATGAAGTTGTTGTAATTTTTCTGAATTTTTTGTATCTGTTTTCAAATTCTGATAATATTCAGGATTGAAATCGGAATATAGTTTCGCTTTATTGCACTGCCTAAACCATAAATTACAAATATATTTTTCTCCCTTGATAACCGGCATACCGGCATGCTCCGACAATGGGTGCTTATCTATGGAGCCCTTACAAGTGTTATTAAAAATTAAAAGCTTACCTACATCTGGAATGATATCTGTGTCCAGTTTCGTAAATTTAGTTGATCCTCCTTCTTCCACTTTGTTAAGATACAGCAAAGCTGTTACCATTCTTGGTCCGCCATATTTGATACAGCGCAATGTTTTTTCTGAACCATTATGGTCCCAACTGTCATAATGGGGTCTATATTCATTGGTTTCGCCATAATATACAACTTGGAATTTTTCTGCATTTTCAATGGGTATACCTACTAGATTAGATACTTTTTTTGCAATTTGTTCTGTTGTTTTATCCTGTGTATGATTAATCCAGGCAGTCTTACTCGTACGCCCACTAGATACATGGCCTCCTTTTGAATCACTTACCACGCTATCAATTAGATGAGGTTTTGCTAAAGAAATCATATGTGCACATTCATCCGCGGAGATAAAATTGTTTATTGTTCTCACTTCCGGATCGTTGTGCCATACTTCTTCTATCTGAACATTTTCCGATGCTATCATTTGTGACATCTAAAAATAATGGTTACTTTTATTTCTCATATTTAACTCACAATCATATTTTCCTAGATCAATAAAATATTATTTTCGTACAAAATCTTACTCCTGACATGATTGGATTTACCATATATGGCTCTTGAGCATCAAAAAATACATAATCACCTATGCATGGTTTTACTGCATATCCATCTGAATATATATGCTCACCACCTATGAAATTATCATCTATAGTAGAATTAAAAATAATTAAGATATATAACGGTTTAGGTTTACATTTATAGTGGATTTGTATTTCTTTTGAAACCTTATCTTTCTCTAATGTTGCTTCTTCTACACGCCAATATGTTATGTCTTCACCTGTTTGTCTTATATTTTGCAACCGGAATGTGTGCTCGTGAAAATGAAATAATTTAATATCGTCAACAATATTTTCTATATCATTTATCGTGAATGGATATTTGGCTAAAGTTTTTCCACACCTTCTATTAGCAATGATACTAGAATGTTGTAATAAATTTGAACCATACAATAGAGCTAAGTTGTCCGTATTCATAGGTTTGATATTATATGGATAATATATTAACAATCTTAACTTATTTGTTTAAAATTATTTTATTATTGTAAAATAAATGAGAGATATACTATTGATGATTACGGATATCCGTAGTATACTAATTAGGAACAATCATTGTAGTCAAGAAAATTC